CAATCATGCTAACTTATGCTGATGAATATACTATTAAAATACATAGCAAAGATTATGAGGAGTTAGATAGTCAAGAAAATGTCCATGCTCCAGAATTAGCTTATGTATTAGAAGCATTATGGGAAACTACTGAAACTTTAAATCAATGGGAGAAAGTATAATGAGTAGATTAAAAGACCAAATGATAGAACAAGAAGCTAATTTTTGGAGTAAAGCAGAATCTTTAATTGGTAGCTTTGATAATTTAGGGCAATTTTTATCTGAAACTATGAAAATAGCACCTAATTTTTTAATAAACTCTCCAAGTTCTACTTCTAAATTAATAGAAGAATTAGAAGAAGGTTGGAAAGAAAAATGGAGTAAATATAATGGTTAAAAATAAAATTATTAAATATGATGCAATTAAAACAACTATTACATTAGAAGAAAATAAAGACATCTTAAAACTAATTAATCAAGTTAATATGATTATTAGAGATATTAGAGAAAATGGAGTTCGTCATATAACCTTTAAAGAAATAGATGACTTGGAAGATTATTCTGAAAAAATTGAAGAACTTATGAAATTTAAAAAGCAAAAACATAATGAAGATACACCAAGTTGGTGGGCAGATAGAGTTTTGCCTACTGATTCAGAAGCATGGTATAGAGAGGAGAATGAAGATGGATAAACTAACAGAACATGAATTATTTGAAAGACTTAATAATGAATTTGATGATGTTAATTTTTCTATAGTTCCACATGTGAACAAAGGTGTTGTAGCTACTGTTCATTTTTATGAAGATAAAATAAAGGAGAATGAAGATGAGTGATTTCCATGATTTAGATGACCAATTAATTTCATTGAGGTCTTTAGAACTTATTGATTTATTAAAGTTTAGATTAAAGTCTGGTAAACCATTAAAAGATGAGTTGTTACAAAAGGTTATAGAAGTTGGCAACTTATCTAATGTTATTCAACAAGAGCAGGATAAAGGATTAGAAAAATGATTATAGAAGTAAATGCTAAATTAAATAGGCGAATACATAACTTAATGAAAGTTATAGATAAAGCAGAAGATGAAGATTTTAAAGGAATTTGGAAACAGAAATTATCAGAACTGTTAAGAAAATCTAAACATAATATAATATTACATTAAGGAAATATAATGGAAACTAGAATTTTAAAAGATAATACTATGGTTAATTTTATGGAAAATACACATGAATATGAAATTGTAGATTCAGATGGTGTTATCTATGAGCCAAAATCTGTAACTAATATTCTAAAAGTAGCTATGGAAGATTTTAATATAGGAGCTATGGCAGGTCGTAAGAACCTAAGAGAAGCACTCATAGAAAATAGAAAAAAGTTTAGTGAGTTCACTTACACTAAAAAGCAATTTGAAAAACTTTTAAAAGATATAAATAAAGAAGCTGTTTCTAAATGGGGACAAGGTGCTAGTCGTGGTAGTGAAGTGCATGATTATATAGAATGTTATGCTAAAGGTTTAAAGCCAAAGTTCAGTAATGATGAGCATATTAAAATGTTACAAGAATCTGTATTAAATTGGTATAAAGAAAGAGTAGAGGAAACATTATCAATAGAAAAATTAGTTTATAGCAAAGAACCATTATATGCTGGCAAGTATGATTTAGAAGCTATTATTAAAGATTATGGAAGATGTTTAGTTGATTATAAAACTGGAGCATCTTTAAGTTATTCACAAAAATTTCCAATTCAATTATGTGCTTATATGTATTGTATATTGCAAGAGGAAAGTGGAAATCCGTTTGGGCGATTAATTGTTCATATCAATAGAGATACTGGGGTTGTTACAGAACGATTTTATGATGCCAAAACATACCAAAGAGATTTATCTGTGTGGTTATCTATAGTTAATATTAGTAATTACACAATAGATTATAAAAAGGAGTGGAAATGATTAATTTTATGATGAAGGTAGGTTATGAATTAGACACTCCTTACCTACTTTCATCACCAACTAGGGAGTTAAATAATGCAAATACAAGTTAGAGAAATTACACCACCAAGACCAGCTAATGTAGAAAAAGGCTGGGAAGCTGGTAAAACATATAAAGTAACAGATACAAATGGTATATTTTATTATGCTAATCCACAATTTGTTACCAATATTACAGAAGTAAAGGCTTTAGATAATATTGATATAAAATTTAAGGAAAAAGTTGTTGGTGGTAAGCCAATGAATTTTGTTGATAGTATTACTATAATTACTGCTGATATTACACCTACACAGCAAGCACCTGCTACTAATTATGTAGAAGAAGGAACTGCTGGTGGTTATAATGTATCAGATTTAGATAGTAGGGCATGGAGTATTATATTACAAGCATGTGTTAATAGATATCAAGATTGGACACCTGACCAGAAATTAAGGTGGGTATGTATTCATTATTCAGCTGGTGCAGAAAATACATTTAAAAAATTACAGCAAACAGAAGATTTAGATAATACTACTATAAGTGAAATGCCTGATGATAAGATACCATTTTAAAGGAGAGTATTATGGTTTTAACTGCAAGAAGTGCCAAAGCTAAAGGCTCTAAGTTTGAGAAAAAGATTGTTGATACAATAAATAAGGATAGTGGTTGGGAAGCTAGGAAACAGCCCGGAAGTGGCATTTTCAGAGATTTTCCGAATGATGTCTATGTTGTATCACCAACTGGGGAAAAGTATATTATTGAATGTAAGAAATGGAAACATGGTTGGCGAACTGGGGATAAAGCTAAGCAAGGTGCAGATTTCTTATTAGTAGAACGAGATCATGGTAGTCCTAAATGCTATCTGGAATATGATATGCTTTTAAGTTTAATGAAAACTATAACCGACTTGTATGAACAAGTTGAACAATTAAAGAGGAGTAAAGATAATGACGCAGACACAAAATGATATGATTTTAGCTCATTTAAAAGAACATGGAACGATAAATCCGTTACAAGCTCTTGAATTATATGGAAGTTTTAGATTATCGGCTCGTATTTTAGATTTAAGACAAGATGGGCATAATATTGAAACTACTAGAAAAACTGTGAAAAAGAAAACTTTTGCAGAGTATCATTATGCTGGATAGAGATTGGGTATTAGGGTTAAAAAGAAGTGGCAAGTATTCTTGCCCTAATTGCCAACATGAAAGAACTAAACATAAACGAGATACTCCATTATCTGTAACTATTAAAACAGATTGTGTAGTGTATTTTTGTCATCATTGTAATTGTAAAGGAGCAGAATTTTATGAAGAATATAAGCGAAAATGTCCTGCAATTCGCAAACAAGAGGGGAATAAGCCAAAAGACCCTCACAGATTTACGAATAGAATCAGGACAAGGACAGTATGGTAAGGATAAATTAGAATCTATAGTATTTGGGTATTATGATTTAAAAGGAGAACGAGTAAATTATAAAGCCAGAGCCATAAAAGAGAAAATCTTTAAACAGCAAAAGCAAGGTATTCAACAATTTTATAATTTAGATAATGTATTACAGTCTAAAAATCTTGATACAGTCTATATAACAGAGGGTGAATTTGACCTTTGTGCCTTATTAGAGAGTGGTTTTGCTATAGATAGTATATTAAGTGTTCCTAATGGTGCTCCAGCAACTACTACAGACGACCCAAATAGCTCAAGAAAATATAAATATGTGCTAGATGGATTAGAACAAGGGTTAGATGATGTAAATTGTTTTGTATTATTAACGGATAATGATGATGCTGGTAAGTTTTTAAGAGCAGATTTAGCAGGTTTATTAGGGCATGGTCGTTGTAAGTTTGTAGAATTACCAGAAGATTCAAAAGATATTAATGATTTTATGCAGAAAGTAGGTAAAGAAGAATTACAATGGCAAATTAAAGAATCTTTGCAAGAGTTTCCTATTGAGGGTGTATATTCTTTAGATGAAATACCAGAACCAGCTCCTATAACATTATATAATCCAGATTTTGATGGTTGGTATGATAAAATTATGATTGGTAGTGGTATGGTAAGTGTATTTACTGGTTATCCGGGACATGGTAAAACAACTTTTGCCTTACAGTTATGGGCTCAAATAGTTATGAAATATAATATTAACATAGGTATGTTTAGTGGAGAAACAAGAGTTAAACCTTATGTTCGTAGACATTTACGCACTTATTATCATAAAAAGTTAGAAAATGAACTATACCCATCGCAAGAAGAAGAAGCTGATAGGTGGATAAGAGACCATTTTTATTTTTTAAATCACCCTAATAATGCACCAGAGTTTAACTGGGTATGTGAAAGAATAAGAGATATGAAAGCTAGATTTGGTATTAGTGCTTTTATATTAGACCCTTTTAATAAGTTAGAAATGCCTTCTTTTACTTCTGGTAGTGAAACACAATTTATTGGTAGATGTTTAGATGATATGTGCACATTAGCTAAATTATTAGATATACATATAATGATATTAGCACACCCTGCTAAACCAGATGCTAAAGTAGGAGCTTCTTCACCTACAGCTTACAGTATTGCAGGTTCGGCACATTGGTATAATAAACCAGACCATATCTTTAGTTTATGGCGACCAAAGTTTACCAATGATGATGGTAGTCGTTGTACTGATAGCCATTTAACAGTATGGAAAACACGATACGAAGAATTAGGATATCCTAGAGTTATGGATATAAATTATAATATTGATAATGGTTGTTTTGAAAGTGCTAATAAAACAGAAGATTATCAAGCTAATAGAAAAGATATATACGGATAGGAGAGTATTATGATTAGAAATGAATTAATGAAACAAGATACACAAAGACAAATAGCCGATAAATTAGGTATATCAGAAGGCATGGTAAGTTTAATGTTTGCTGGTAAAAGACAACCAAGTATTAAAGTCGCTAAAAGAATAGCTAAAATATATAATATCGACCTTAATACTATTTATGAGGGGAAGGAACTATGAAAGAAAAATCATTCTTCTTTGGACTCTATTGTGCAGACTTCTTAGTAGATACTAACCATTTAAGTAATGAAGCCGTAGGGTGTTATATAAAGCTACTCTGTCGTATGTTTTTAGAGCGTGATTGTACTCTACAATATAAACATGCCCATAAGATATGTGGTTATGCTTCTGGAGGTAAAAAGTGGAAGCTGTTATGGATAGAAGAATTAGAACCTTTGTTTATACCAGTAGATAATGATGGGTTCTTTAGTAATAAGAGGTTATTGAAAGAAAAGAATAAAATAGATGGTATACGACAACAAAGAAGTGAAGCAGGTAAACGAGGTGTAATTGCTAAACGCAAGTATAGAAGTCAAAGTACCCAAGCAAATGCTAACAGTTTGCTTAAGCCTAGCATAAGCAATATAAAGTTAGATAAAGAAAGTAATACTAAAGTAATAGATAAGTTCAGTTCTGTTAATAATGATAAAGACCATATTAAAGCTAATAATATATTAAATACTCAGGGTTGATAAGTTATGATGGTTTATTATAATATATGCGTAAATACCCCAATAAAAAAGGGCATATTATCTTTTGTTAATGAAAGGCACTCTTGTCTTGTCTATGGTCCACGCAGTGGAACCGAAACTCTCCGAAGGAGAACCGAAATCTTTTTAAAAAGGACTTTAAAGGTCGGAAAAGGAGGACTCAGAAGACTTTGTTATAGTACAGGGTAGGTAAGTATAGCAAAAACCTTATGAGAGTAATCTGTTCTTTTGTTTTCTTTCTTCCCCGAAGGGAACAAAATTCTTTTTATTTTCATATTTAATAGCTCATAAAAGGACTCTCAGCTCTCGCTAGAAAAGTGAGGATAGTACTGTACGGAAAAGTTTCCCTGCGGGACAAGAAGAAATTAAGGCATGAAAGCCTGCTCTCTTGTTTCTTTAAGGTAGGTTATAACATATAATATAACCTTACTCGTTACTGTTGCTCCTTGTAGACCTATTAAACCCTAAACTAGATCGGTTCCCTGCGGGACTGATGAGAAGATTGGCTCGCTTCGCTCGCAGGAGGTTAGGGGACCCTTCCAACTTTTTCGTTTCTAAAAATTTAAATTCAAAACGCTTAGGGGGGTAGCGCAGGGGCAGGGGTAAAGTAATATAACCAATATACTAATAAGCAACTAATACGCCATAATAATAATATAATATTTTTTTTATTTAATATTTTACAATTTGTAAATAGTAATAGTATAATTTCTAAACAAAGAAAGTTGACATAAAGTAATTTATTATGTTACATAAATTTTATGGAAATACAATTATTAAAACCTAGTTCATTAAAAAATTATGAAAAGAACCCAAGGATTAATAAGAATGCCGTTGCTAAAATAAAACAAAGCCTAAGAGAATATGGTTTTAGGCAACCTATAGTCGTTGATGAAGATATGGTTATATTAGCTGGGCATACTCGTTTAGCAGCATCATTAGAATTACAATTAAAAAAAGTACCAGTACATATAGCTAAAGGGTTAAGTGAAGCACAAAAAAAATCCTATAGAATAATGGATAATAAATCGGCAGAAATAGCTGATTGGGACACAGGTTTATTAAAAGATGAACTTATAGCTATAGGCGATTTAGATTTTGATATGACATTAACAGGTTTTGATTTAGGGGAAATAAATAAAATTACTGCTGACCAATTATTAAGTTTTGCTTCAGAAGTAGATGATGAAGAAGATAATGATGTTGATGATATTACAGATTTTTCTCCTAGTAATGTTAAACTAGTACAGTTATTTTATAATACAGAAACAGAAGAACGATTTAGAAATATGGCTAAAGAGTTGCAATCTTTTTATAAATTAGATAATTTATCTGACATTGTGTATAAGGTTATAGAAGATGCCAGCAAAACTATTAAAAGTAAAAGCTAAACAATCCTATAAAGAATTTAGTAAAAGGTCAGGCACTTTTGTAGAAGCTAATGAAATAAATCATATTATAGATTATAATTGTGATGCCTATGATGAAAACGGCGAACCTTTATTTTTTTTTAGAAAAAATGTAATACCAGCTAATTTATGTAAAAGAGCATATTATGCTTTAAGGTCGGCAGCTACAGGGACAAATAACAGGGGAGACGCAGCTGGTTTTCATACTCCTAGTGATAATACTAGCATTAATGGTCAAATGTTAAGTTCAGGCAAACCTCAAAAAAGGTTTACAGTAGTTAAAAAAGATGGAACTTTAGATAGTGTTGCTAGAGCAAATCAAGTTAATAGTGGTATAGTAGGATATTTTGATAGGAATGTAAGGTTTCCTTATTGTAGGCAAACAGCATGGACTGATAAAAATATGCCTAATTTTCAAAAATCAAAAGCATATATACAAGCTATATCTAAAGAATTTAAAAAAGCCTGCCCAGATAGGTGGCAAGCTCAATATGATATAGCTAATAAAACTAATAAAGATTTTTTAATAGAAGATACTGTTTTTACAACTATTACAGTAAATAAAAATTTTAGGACAGCTATACATACAGACGCAGGAGATTATGAAAAAGGTTTAGGAAATATAGCAGTTTTACAAGCAGGAGATTATAAAGGAGGAGAAACTTGTATGCCTAGATATGGGCTAGGTTTTAATGTTAGAAACACTGATGTATGCTTTTTTAATGTTCATGAATGGCATGGTAATCTACCTATAACAGCTAAAAAACCATACGAAAGAGTAAGTATCGTTTGTTATTATAGAAAAAATATGTCTAAATGTGGTAGTAAAGATGAAGAATTAGAAATAGTTAAGAGAAGGCTAAACTTCAAGGGATTGAATGCATGACAAAACAAGGGATACTATGTAATAAATATAAATTTGATATTAATGTTCCTTTAAAAGATGAATCAAAAAGAAAAAAAAACAATCAATCTTATTTACATTTCATAGCAACTCGTCAAGATTTAGTATCAGCTAAATGTAATGCGACTAAATGGCTTCTAGATAATATAAATATAAATAAAGAATACAGTGTAAGAGAATATTTTGCTGGTGTAGGTATACAAGCAACTATAATACAAAATTTATTAAAGGTAAAAAATCATAAAGTTTCAGATATTGATGAAGAATGTTATAATCAATTAAAAGCTGATAATAGATGGATTGCTTTTAAAGAAGATGGTCATAAAGCTATTTTAGATAATGAAAATTACAATATTAAAATGCTTGATTTTCCTCATAGTAGTATAATTCATTTAAAAAGAGGAAAGTGGTTAAATTTTTTAGCTAGTTTTATATCAAAACCTGAAATAGTATGTTGGACTGATACTTCAATGACTTATTCAATAAAAGTTCATGGTTCTAATTATTCAAAAGAATTAAATGTTAAAGAACTAAAAAATTTTACAGAATATTTTCAAGCGATGTCTAAATGGTTGTATCAAAATGTAGGATATTCTATACAAAAAGTAGCTTATAGAGGTAAAAATGCAGCATATATCAAAGCTATAAAAGGAGAACATAATTTAGAAGAAAAAAGATTTGAAATAAAAGATAACCTTGATGGGTTTAAATTATGTTAGGAAGATATTGTGAAATAAATAATATTAAAGAAATAAAAGAGCTTGAATATGGCATGGATTTTAGGAAACCTAAATATAGGAGAGAAGTTTTTTTAAGATTTTATGATTTTCATTTGAAGTATAAAAGCCATCCCGGAGGTGTTTATTTTGCTTTCCCTTACTTGTCAAAAAAATTTAATTTAGATATTGAACAAAATTTATGGCTCGCTTTTATTAATGGTTGTACTCAAAATATAGTGACAACATGGTTAATATTTCAAGAGTTTCCAGAAGTTAAAAATTTAGATTTAGATAACTTAAATAATTGGTGGAATAAAAAATACATAAAATTTAAAGTGGGAAGTGGTTGGGATTTAGATAGGAGATATTTTAAAATTGGTACTACTGGTTTCCCTAACTGTGTCAAATCTTATAAAGATTCAATAAATAAGTATAGTTCACAAAAAGATTTTTTTAATAGTTTAACGATACATAACGATAAATTTAAAAACTATGAAATATGCTGGGAATATATAAGAAAAAATTTTTTATCGTTCGGTAGATTATCAGCATTTAGTTATCTTGAATATTTAAGAATACAAGGAATAAATGTTGATTGTAATAATCTTTATTTTGAAGATATAAATGGTTCACGAAGTCATAGAAATGGTGTTTGTAAAGTAATAGGAAGAGACGATTTAGATTGGTGGAAAAATAAAGTAAAGTATGATGAAAATTTAATAAATTGGATAAAAAAAGAAGCTGAAATTTTATTTAAAGAATCTCAAGAAAGAAATTCTAATAAAGATGTAAGTTATTTTACATTCGAGAGTACACTTTGCAATTATAAATCTTGGCATAGACCAAATAGAAGATACCCGAATGTATATATGGACATGATGCACGATAGGATAAAATACGCAGAAAAGCAACATGGCGAAATTTTTGAATTATTTTGGGAAATGAGAAACGATTGTTTGCCTAAACATTTGCGATTAGAAGATAACCCTAAAGATTTAGGACTTCACCCTATTAAGCAAAACCATTACAGAAATACAGGGCAAGTTATAATGATGAACAAAGAATATGATTGTTTTGAGAATGACTATAATGAATATTTCTAAATATAAAATAATAGCAGTAGGTGGAGTTCCAGCAGTCGGGAAAAGTAGTATTATATTAAAATTTTTTGATAATAAATCAAAATGGAGGAAATTTAAATTTGGATTAGTAAGAGGGCATTATAATACTGAAGATAAATTTATGGTGATAGGAAAATACTTAAATAATAAAAAATTTCAAGGCACTGATTTACTTTCTATGGCAGTCTATGAAGATTTTAAAAAATTTATACAAAAAAAATACGATTATCATATAATTTTTGAGGGAGATAGACTTTTTACAAAAAGCATATTAGAATTTATAGAAAAAATAGATAATCTATATGTTGTAATTATACACAGTAAGTTTACTGAAGATAGACATAAAAAAAGAGGTGATACCCAAACGGAGAAATTTATCAAAGGGAGAGAGACTAAAATAAAAAATATAAGCAAATTAAAATTTAAAAATGGTATAACCTATTTAAAGAATGACTGCAAAGAGGATTTATCCTTAAATTACAGTAGTTTAATTAAAATAATTAATAGTAAATATGAGGTATTATAATGGCAGAAATGGGTAGACCAAAATTTGAACCAACACCAGAAACAGAAAGAGTTTGTTCTTTAGGTGTGGCGTTTGGATTAAATCATGTGCAGATAGCTAAATTAGTAGGATGTAGTCCTAAAACATTAAGAAAGCATTTTTCACACGCTTTAGAAACTGGCAAAGAAAGATTAGTTATGTCTTTAGGTAGTAAATTATACACCAAAGCTATGAAAGGCGATACTATATCGGCTATATTTTTAGCTAAAACTAAAGCAGGATTTACTGAAAAAGTAGAGCATGAAGGATTGCCAAATGCTATTTCTGTTAGTTTTTCACTTGACCCACCTAAAGATATGAAGACAATAGAAGCTGAAGTAGTAAATAAAGAAATAGAATAATGCATATAACAATACCATATACGCCTAGACCATTACAGGCAAAACTACACCAGAATAATAAAAGATTTAAAATCTGTGTATCACATAGGCGTTGGGGAAAGTCTGTGTATGCTGTTACCGAGTTATTGCGTAAAGCATTAGAATTAAAAACAGAACGAAGTGATGGACGCTATGCGTATATTGCTCCGTATTACCGACAAGCAAAAGCAGTAGCTTGGGATTATCTTGTATATTATACCAGA